CATGAAACCAAGAAAGCTCCTTCTTCCGAAGGAACTCTTTTGTGCCGAGGTGACCTTGAGCGGTCGACGGATGCTCCGTGTAAAACGGAGCGTCCTCGGCGAGATCGGTAGGTACTGTCCGACGTTCTTTAAGAACAAGGGACGACCTATTAACGATTTGTTCAGTCGCGCAGACGCCCACTTAATTGAGGAAACATGGAAGTCACTTCGATGTTTCTCCTTAATGTGGATTTCTCGTAGAATGACTGAGAATTACTGGAAAGATCTCCTAACTTATAGGACTATCCTCGGTAATCTCGTCAGGCTGTTACAATCTGGTCCTCGTAGCTACATTGCCCAGCTTAAAAAGCAGTGCAATCATGCTAGGAGGAAGATTCTAGGTGTGGAAAATCAATTTGAGTCTCTCGCTGTGTTTCGCCTAAAAGGTTCTTTGAACCCGTTAGGCTACACAGATCCTCGTGAGCTCCTTTGGAGCTTTTCGACGATTGCGAGATCCCTTCCTGCTCGTGTACCTTGTGATAAAGATTTTAAAACTTACCATAAGGTATTGACTCGGAAACCAAGCCCGACAGATCCTGCTTTATTAGCACGTCTTAGGGTTTGGTTATCTGAGCAGAAGAAAGTCCGGCTGGGTCAATTACGGTTCTCGTTATCGACCTCAGCGTCGGAGTTTTCTTCTCGCGAGCACGCGGGAATTCAACCTACCTTGTTAAAATTAGTGATGGAATCTATTCCAAAAACTAAACAAGGAGAGTGGTTGAAAGATCTCGGAAAGATCCTCCACAACGGCCTCACAGTACCTTTGCGTAAGGCATTAGGGAAAGCGGTAATTACCGCCGCCCGTTTTGCCCAAGCATCCGCTACTGCTGTAGCCGTCCCAGAGAGGGGTTACAAGGTTCGGATGATCACCAAATCAAATGATTATTTGACCATCGCCCTTGTACCCTTCTGTAACGCTCTACGGCGTCTTTTGCGCCGCCTTCCCTTTGTCCAAGACTCTCTAGGTGAGGATTATAAAACCCTCATTAAGATTGTCAAGGCAATGGGCGAACGCCTACCACCTTCGGGGACTGTATGGATGAAATCTACGGACTTAAAAAGTTCGACAGACTTCATTCCACACGATGTGGCTGCAACCGTAGTTGAATGGTTTATAACCGTCCTTCAAGGTTGCATACCCGAGGCCGAGTTTGAACTCGCTGCCTCAGTCCTCCGAAAGAGTGTGGGACCATGGGTCATTAAGACCCCACTCGGGGATTTCTTATCGAATTCCGGAGTGCTCATGGGGACACCAATATCCTTCATCATTTTGAATGTTTTACATTCATTTTCCCTTTCCTCAGTTAAGTCTTACCTAGCTAGGGCTAAGGGTGATGATGGTTTGTTGGTGTGCCGCAATCAGGAGACCTGTCGTGACTATGAAATGGTTTTAAACCAGCTCGTAGCCCCGACAAATCGAGATAAAGACTATGAGTCTAAACTCGGTTTCGTGTTTCTGGAAAGACTTGTTTTCTTAAAGAATGGTTCTTTCCAGATTTGCGAGGTCGTCCCTATGCGTCAGCTTCTGACTTATGACGGGCGAACTATCAGTGTTACTGAGTTATTCGACATGTCTAGTCCAATGTATCAACGATTGAGTCGGGCAGTTTGCCTCACCCAGTCGAAGAAGATTGCGAAGCTCCATTCCATGGGAGTCCCACCTTTTCTACCACCTATTCTAGGTGGTGGTGGTTTCCTCAATAGAGGAAAGGTGTATAATCCCCTCAAAACAGTCCCTCGATGGGTGAGACAGTTCCTTATGTTTTTAACATTGGACCAGTTTCCCCGTGAGGAGCTCGCTGTCCTCTTAGTGCGG